GGAAATTGAACGTCGTCGAGGTCAAGCATGTATAGCCCGGTGTCAGTTACGTCGAGGTTTGCGATTTGCATTTCATCGTCTCCGGTTAGTGGTTTGCGTCAGCGTTGTTGTCGACGTGTGTATATTATCGGTCAGTGAATTAAAGGTCAACAGGTTTTCGGGAAAAGATCAAGAAGTTTTTCCAGAAAGCCGGGAGGCCTATTCCTCCCGGCTAGGCTAGTGGGTTAGCGTGCCAGCATTGACCTAAGATGCTCTGCGTGCTTGATGCAAAAATCCAAGTGCTGTTGCATCGCTGCCGGTCGGATATCTGCTCGTCGTGCGGATTCCTTCGCAATGAAAGCTTCTGTCTCGATCAAAGCCTCTTGTACTCGCTTGCGTTGTTCTTGGCTCATCTTCAATCGTCTCCGGTTAGTGTTGCGTCGGTCGTCTCATTTGCTTCCGACGTGTGTATATTATCGGGCAGGGAAATAAAGGTCAACAGGTTTTTCGGAAAAGATGCGGAAGTTTTTTTGGGGGTTAGCTGTTGCTTTGGCAAACAGCTCGAACCGTTCCGAAGTCGATAACTTGCAAGTCTTGCTTCGGCTTGCCCTTGGCAACCTTAATCTGCATGACTTCCAGCGTCGCAAAACCGTCGCAGGTGTCTTGGGTCGGCTTGTTCCAGGATTCAAAGCCTTGCAAGCCATCGATAAAGTTGGCGATTGTGTCGCGGGTGAAGGTCACGCTCTCAATCGAGACGCCCGTCATAAAAGCCTCTTGGAAAAGGTCTTCGATTTGGTCGTCGGTCAGGCTGATTTCGTTTCGCATTTCAATCGTCTCCGTGTTTGTGTTGCGTTTGCCTTACGTGTGTATATTATCGACGCACCAAACAAAGGTCAACACCTTTATCCAAAAAGATACCGAAGTTTTTCCAGAAACAATCGTTTCGCCAACGAAAACACAGTGAAAAAGATTGTGGTTTTTTTGGCTAGCTGGCTAGGATCGCCCGAAGCGCCGAAATGGTGACGTAATTACGGCGCTAGTTTCGTCACCGTTCGATATGCAAAATCCCTGTAAAAACATTGGGTTTTCGCTGAATGGTCACGAAACCGCGCCGAAATGATGACGTAATTACGGCGGGGTTTCGTCGCCGTTTCGGCGCTGGCTAGGATCGCCCAAATCCTCTAGCCAAAAGCACCCTTGCTAGGTCGCTAGCTATCTCCGTTACTGCCTCCTCCGACAAGTCCGGCATTGCTGCGTGCAAGCATTCGTGAAGCGTTGTGTCGAGGTCTTGCCCCTCGTCAAGCCCTGGCCGGATGCCGATCGTCCTAGGCTGGCCTCGATCCCCTTCGAGGTCGCAATAGCCGAATTCGTCCGGCCTTGTGTCGTCGCGGATCGTCCAGGTTTGTTTGCGAATTATAGCTTTCACTATTTCGCCCTCTGCGAATCATACCGAACGCAACCGGATTTCCAGTCCCACCAAAATTTAAGCCATGCCGAGCCGATATTCTTTGGGCCTAGCATCTTTTCGACTTCCCAGCCGCCTTCACCATCGCCCCATGCGTCTTTGTATCCTGGGACTCGGATATGTAGTTGCTCATCATGGTAGATAACCCCACTGATCGAAATACGCTGCCGCCGGATCGGTAGTTGCCATTCATCGTGAGTATGCCCCGTTAGGACGATCTGAGCATCTGGCGTAAATACCGCTAGGCGATTCGTTTGGATTGTCCCGCGCGTCACTGGCCCGCCGCCGCCCGTCCCGTGGTAATGGTGGAGCATTACCGTGTCCTTGCAAGCCTTGCCCCCTGATTGATTCGGATCCTTGAATCGGAAGATTACCCAACCGCCGTATCCGCTGGCCTCTGCGACCCCTCCGCGATGCCTTAAACGCGATGCCAGACGGTCGGTTAAGTCCGTCTCATGAGCCTTGGTCATTGCCGTTTCGTGGTTGCCCCTGCCGAGCACCGCTAGGTGGCTCTTGAACGGCTCATAGAAATCCGCTGCCGTGTCGACGAGCAAATCGAAATAGTTGCTCCCTTGATGCTCTGGCCTGAGTGCTGATTTATCCGCTCGTTTATCCCATCGGCCTTGCATCGCGCAAAACAGATCGCCGTTGTCAATGATGGGTGCGTCGTACTCGATGGCCTCCTGTAAGTGCTGCCGCTCTAGGTCTTGGTCGCATTTTGGGTTATCGTGGTGAACATCCGACCGGAGCAAAACCCATTGCTCCCAGTCCTTGTTCCGGCTTAGGTCGATCGTTATTTCATGGACGTTCGTTGATATCCGCTTTAACTTCCAAGCCATCTGATTTGCTCCAAATAGAATAGGCTTCGTCGATCGTGATTTCGGGCTTGCCGAGCTTCGCGTTGACCGCGTTGTGCAAGTTGACGCCCCAGGCAAAGAATGCTTCGGGGGAGGTAAAGTCGGGGGGGTTGGCCGCTTTCCATTCGGCATAGAATCGCTTGCAAGAGCAACCGTATTGGGGGATGCGAATTTCCCAGTTCGCCAGGTCTCTCGGCGTCAGTATGCTGCCGTCGTGGAGCGACTTCCACGGATTGCCAATCGGCATGATGTTAATCGATGCGTATGTCATCCGGTATTCGCGGCTTGTGCTCGAATCGGCGTAATATGTCGGTATTATTCGTTCGCTCATGTCAATTGGATTGTGACGGTTGGCAAGTTAAAACAAAACGCGCCGCCTGTAAAATACTGGACTTCTCCGACCGTGCAATCTAGGTCTGAAATAACCGTAGCACAAAGGCCCTCGTAGAACTCTTGGCAAACAAACTGAGGGGAGTTTACTAGCTCATTTTGGCAACATTCGCCCGTCAGGCAGAGCGTCGCACCGGGGGCGCATAGGTCCAATAAAACCAATGGCGTATCGGCCCAAATCGTTTGCTCGTCCTCAACGCAATACCCGCAGCTTAGCGTCGTGCTCGTGATTATGTTTCCACTGCCCGCACTTTGGCCGCCGGCAAGAACGTAACAATCAACCGTCTCGTTGTAGATGAAGTAATTCGAGCATTGCAGGCTCTCCGGCCCCGGTAGATTGCGAATTACCGGACAGCCTACAATGATTTCGCAACCTTCGGCGTATGGTGGCTCTCCTGCTGCGTCAAACCTTTGGCAAAATACTGCTAGGGTCTCGGCGTATTGAGGCAGATTCGGCATGCAGTTATCGATAATCGACAACCCGCAAGGGCTACCGGTTATTGTGCAACCAGTCGAGCCGCCGCAACAACTGACTGGTGGATAGTCTGCATCCGTGATTGATATTTGGCCCGTTGGCAGAGTGTCGAATAGCTTGATCCGGCTTATGATCTTTTGTTGCGACTCGCTACAGTATTGAGCCGGAAACGCCGCCATTAAATCATTGCAATCGTTGATGGTGCTTGTGTTCTCAAATTGATTGCTAAAACTACAAGTCCCGTCTCTATAGACCCCGGTGCAATCGTAGGTATTCGTAAACTCAGGATAGAAAGTTACGCCGCTTGCGTCCCACCCTAGCACAAACTCGCAATGCTCGAAGATGTAGCTGACGGCAACATAGTATTTGCACGCCGATTCCTCCCCGCTGCATTGAACGCGAATTTTGCCAACGTGAACTCGCAGACCTATTAGCTTGTGCCGTTCGAGCCACCAAGCCTTATGAATGGTCTGTTCGCTGACTAGGTTTGATTGAATCAGTTCGCAGGGACACGAAACTGGATCGTTTCCATCGGCAAGGTAGGGTATTCGCCTGCGGTAGTACTCGAATTTCGCGCTAATGTCGGTTTGTAGCGTTGCAAGCACCGCGCAATTCTTTGTGTACTCCTGGCAAGCTAAATTGAAATCGGCAATGAAACAGCAATTAACCGGGACGAAATTGGACGACGGGTAAATCAGCCCGCCAATACTTCCGATACCGATACCCGCAATAGGCCCGCCCAACCCGCCTTCGCAATCGTCAATCGGAGCGATGAGCGAAACGCCCGTAAATGGCATGTCCTCAGCATCGAGACAGCAATCGCAACAGCAACCGCCCATTGTTCCCATTTAGCAAATCTCCACGGCTAGCCATCGATTACCAACCCGAAAACAAATCAGGCTAGCCCCGTTGGCGATCGCTGAACCAGAATTCAAAACCTCAATGTCCGATCCGAACAAATTCGACAGCACCCTAGCATCCGAAATCTGCTTAGCCCTGGCCGTACCTACGCCCAACGTGGTCCCTGCCCTAGCCGTGATCGCCGAGGTAGCTACCGCCAAGATTGTATCGGCAGTCGATACCAAATCCGAGCTAATAGAGCCGCTTGGCTTCGTCGCTCCGATCATGCCGAGCAAGGCTTGGCTGTCGGCACTGCTAAAAGCGTAGAGCGTTGTATCGGCCATTCTAGGAGGTCCTGATTATGGTGGAGAATTCGACTTCCTTTTTGCACCGGAAAGACAACTCGGCTGGGTCGGTTGCTTTTGCCCCTGAGCCGTTTAGCGGACCTACCATCGGGAAAGTATTCGTCGAGTCCATGTATCGAAGCGTCTGCCCGCCCGACTTATAAAACGGCCCAATGTCGGCCCGCTTCTCATCGTGCGTGTCCGGGTCGTAAGTTACCTTGTATTTGGCCCTCCATGCTGCATAGCCCGCGTATGAGCCTAATTCAGCCTCTTGAACCTCCAGGAGCAGGGTTCTAGCTGCAAACGTCTGGCCCGATGCGGTAAAAGCCGTTTTGTTTACGATGTCGTTTCTGCCGAGGAAATCCGTGAGCTTTAGCCCTGGGTCGTCGAACTGCACGAAAGAGAACTGGCAAAAGCTCGATGTATCGGTTAGCGGTTGATCGAACGGCGTGCCCGCTGAATTGACAGGGTATTTAGCCGGGCTGGATCGATCTTTTGCAAGAACCTTTGCTTTCGTAACGAATGAATCGATCTTGAATATCGGGATCCAAGTTGCCGGGTCTGGATTGTTTTCCGAATTCTGCTTTTGTTCTTCGGTCCCCGTTTGGAATCGAGCCGTGACATTCCAGTAAAGAGCGTGTTTTTCTTCTCGGTCGCAGTCCACGCTATCGCAAATCAAGCCGAGTGGCCCATAGAGCAATCCGGCCCGAGGGAGTCCAGGCGTATCGTAAAGGATGCTCTGGCGGTTGCTGGTAACTTGATCGGTTACTACCCGATAGTTCCAGGTTTCACCGAGGATGAGTTGAAAGCCTTGACCCTTGCGAGCAAAGCCGGATCCCTTGCGAAGTTCCGCGCCGACCAATTCGTTAGCCATTACCTTGCCCCCGCTAATCTTGGTGCTGTCAATGCAAGCTCATTGGCTTTTCGAGCCTCGACTAGCATTTGATCTTGGTACTTTTTCCGCTCTGCTTTTTCCGCTGCGTCGGTTCGCTGATTCAACAGGAATGCAAAGGCCTCTTTCGATCCGGCCTTAAGTGCCGGGGCAATGTTTTTGGCGATGTCTGCCGCTGGGTCGAAACGCTTTGATGCGTCTTTGTTTTGCTGCATCGTCGCGAAGTCCGAGCGTGCAAAAATAGACTGCTCTGCCAACGCTGCCCGTCTGCGAATGGCCTCTTTTTGCTTTTCATTGTCACCCGCTTCGGCCAATTGCCGCCGAAACATTTCGTCCAGTTCAGCGTATTCTTTTCGCAGGGAATCCGAGGCCAGGAAGTTCTTATCCTTCATGGCCGCTACTTGCTTTTGAATCGCTAACTCCTTATTGGCCGCTTCAATGCTTGCGCGAGCCGCATTCAGCTCGTTCAGCCGCCGCGTTTCGTCCATGTCCATCATGGCCGCATGGGCTTGCATTTTTTCGCCTTCGGTCATCCCGAAAGTGTCATCCATGAGTTTCGATTTCTTGTAGCCTTCGACATCGGAACCAAACGCCGCTTTTCGCCGTTCTTCGGTCGCTTGCCTAATCATATTTTGAAACGCCGACCGCTCCGAATCAATTCGCTTATTGTCCGCGTCAATTCGGTCTTGCTGAGCCTTTACCGCTCGCTGTTCTTCGTCGGCCCGTTGCTTGGCTAGCTTAGCCTTGGCCTCTTCTGCTGCCACTGCTTTTTTGTCTAGGTCCTCAGCATCTTTTTTGGCTTTGTTGACGGCTTCGATCTGTCGGTAGTACTGGTTCGCGTTGCCTGTCAAGGTCATCCACCAACCCGCCATCGCCTCCCCGCGTTTCGGCGTGTCCTCGATCGTCTTATTGGCTAGGTCCAGTGCCTTATTAACGCCCGGAGCGACTTCGCGCCCGATCGACGCAAGGAAGTTTTGATAGTGCGTATCGAGCTTGGCAAGCTTGACCGCCGTGGTATCAGCCATCTTGTCATTCATGCCAGCGAATCGACCGCCCGCACTTGTCGCGGTGTCCATCGCTCTTGCGACTTCCTCGAAGGATACCTTTCCGGCTTCCATTCGAGCCCGGAGAGACACCATCGATTCGCCTGTGGTCCGGCTGATTTCCTGCAAGGGATTAAACCCCGCGTTGACCATCTGCAAGACTTCTTGGCCCATTAGTCGACCGTTGGCCCGCACCTGTCCGAACGCAAGCGTGAGCGATTGCATTTTCTCATTGTTGCCCATCGAGATTTCGGAAAGCTTATTGAGCGACGGAATCACCTCCGAGACGCTAAGCCCGTATCCCAAAAGCACCTTCGATGAGTCTTGAAACTGCGTAGCCGATAGAGCCGATTTCGCATCCAGTTCGATCGTTGCATCGATAAGCTTACGAGCCGCTTTTTCGGATCCCGTTAGCACTTCCAATTGGGCCTGAACTTGCTCCCTTGCCATCGCCACCTTCAACCCCGCTTGCCCGAGGTCTGCGATAGCCTTTACTGCCCCGATAGCAAGACCGGCCGCGCCGACTCTGCCAAGAGCCCCCGCAAGCCCATTAACACCCTGGGTCTTTGTGTCGACGTTGCCCCAGCCGCGAAACGGGTCTGGTATTTCAGAGAATATCTGCTGCCGAGACATTGCCGCCGCTCGATAACTTGCAATCTTGGCTTGCTTTTCGGACAGAAGCTTAGCCGATTGAGCCTCTGCTGCCGCTTGGGCTTTAGCCGCCTCTGCCGCTACTCTTTCCGATTCAGCAAGCCTTCTGTTGGCTTCTGCCGCTCGATCGGCATAAATCGCCGCTACGCCATGTTTCTTGGCTAGCGTGTCGACAGCCGCGTTGTACTGAGCCGCTGTAATCCCGTTCTGAGCAAAAGCCCTATCAAGGATTGCAACGTCTTTTGCCATCTTTTGAAACGGCGTTTCGCTGGCCTTGATTGTTCGAGTCAAAAACGACAATTCGTTTCGCAGGAATTCGCTTCCATCGGCTTTGAATCCGACTTTCAGATTCGCTACGTTGATCGTCTGGGCCATCTACTTGCCTCCAAATCCGAACATCGATTTCACTTGGTTCGCCATCGCCTTGCAAGACTCAGCCGGCTGCTTGAGGATCGACGCTGCGCTAACCTTGGGCCTGTAGAATCGATCCGGCATAAAATCCGATGCGTCGGGCGGTTCTTCGTCCCCGCGTGCGTAGAGGGGCAAATAGAGGGCTTCCAAGAGCTTTGCAGTCTGCATCCACTTTTCGCCCATCGGTTCCACCATGTCCCACGCTAGCCACTGATTTAAGGCTCCAGCGGGTAGGCTTTGCATCCACGCCGCCGGATCCTGGATTCCCCATTTCAGGCAGAGCCGGTACGCCACTTTTAGGCGTCGGCTCTTTCTGATTTTTTTGCAAGGGCCTCGATTTCGCCCTGGTCGTACTTATTGATCTCCAAGCATTGATCGTACAAAGGCCCAACAACCGACCTGGGAAGGTCTCGCAGTACGTTAGGGTCCGTGACAACCCGCTGGCCTGATTCGTCTCGAAGGCAGTAGGCAACCATCACCCGACGATGTGCCGTCCAGTCATAGCCTTTTTTGGTTTGCAATTCGACTTCCATGTTCGCCGCATCCGATTCGGATAGCTCATGGATGAAGTATTGCTTGCCCTTGACCGTGACCGGCTCGACGGCTAAATCACGCTTTGCCAGTGCAAGGAAATCGTCTTGGTTACTCATCGTCCTCTTCGTCCTTCGCTTGTGCGATTGCTTCGAGTGCTGCCTTCACGAATGTACGCGAAACTTGCTCGGGCCCAAGCACCTTGGCCGGGTGGCCTTGGATTGCTTCGAGTTGCATTTCGAGCGATGCGATTTCGTCAGCCGTCAAGGCATCATGCGGGAATTCAAATATCGCTTGAATTTGCGGCGTTTCGCCGAATGGCAAATAGCCAACTAGCTTACCGCTAACGCGGATCTGGCACTGATTCAAATCCCGCTCGATCCCGGTAGCCAGCGATATCCCACGCTGGCGATTCAGTTCAAAAACCATCTTCGATCATTCCTTAAGCAGGGGTGAAAGTAATATCGGTCGCGCCGTCGAATTGCAGTTTGTAGCTGCCCTTCATAACTTCGCCCTTGGCAAGCTTTGGCGTCTTGACTTCCTTCACAAACGCCGTCCCCTGGAACGATCCGGCCCCCGGTAGAGTGATCGTAACGGAGGTTCCCGCGTAAGGCTCCGAGGTTGGAATCATCGTAGCTGCAAAGGGAATCGCCGCTCCGAGCCAGTTGAACACAACATCGACCTCGGGGTTCTTGCGAAGGTCCGAAGGCCGAAGGGCCTCAAACCCGGTTGTGTCGAGGCTGGTAATATCGAGCGAATCGACCGAGATGGTCATTTCGCCGATAGAAACCACTTGGGTAGTGATAAGACTCGTACCCGAAATCGTCGCTCCGAGTCCGGTATCTGCAACTGTCAACGCTGCCATGTTTAAGGCTCCTTGTAGTGGACAAGCATATCAAACGAAACTATGTACCTGTGCTCTTGGTTGCCGTCTGTCGGCGGCTCTTGCATGTATTCATCGCCGGAATCAAAATCGATCCCGCAAAAGGTGTGTGAACTGACAACGCCCCGAAAGGCATCAATCCCAGTGTCCCGAATCGCTCGACTGATCGCGCTTGCTGTCGTTCGCGTCAATGCGTAGCACTCGATGGTAAATCTTGCGTGAGCTAGCTTGCTAAGGCCCTGCAAATGGCTTTCGCGTTCGGTCGAAGTGACGTAGTAAACCACCGCTGGAAGCGTCGCGTTTTGAACCAGAGCGTCAGGGTACATACGCTGCCCGATGAGCGTAGATACCGCCGAATAGCTCAGTAGCTTGGTTCGTAATGCTTCGCCGATCGCCGACATTTACAGCTCCCCGTTGATTACGATGATATCCCGAGATGCCGCCTCAGCGGAATTACTGACCACTTTAAGGTATCGCACACCGGCCATGACTTCGGTATTTAGTGCGATGAATCGCGATGCGTTAACGGTCACGCTATACTCGGTCGATCCGTTGTAAAGTGCGTAAAAGTTGTTTGCATCGTCGGAAGCTTGAAAGGTGAACGTCGTCCCTGTCAACGCTGTTGGCGTTCTGATCGCAAGCACCGTCCGACCACCTTCAAGCGTAAGTGAGCTTGAAACGGTTCCGCTAGATGCAATGCTTACCTTTGATGTGAGTTGTAGATTTCTAGCCAATTCGTAACTCCTTTATTTCCTTTTGAAGTTGATTGACAAAAGCCGCTTCGGCCGCGCGCGAGGTTTGGCGGTACGCCCGCATGGGTGCGCGTTGCTCTTTCGGGAATGTCGCTACGGTCGCTTTCGATCGGTTAATTCGAGTGTACTGCCGACCGGATCGGCCCGTGTAAATCACAGGCGATCCAGGCTCGCCCCAATGGTAGCGAGTGTAGCTTTCGCCTTTTTTGTAGGGCATCACAAACTGTTGCTTATTGCCCTCTTTCCAGGTCGCTCCAATGACAACGCCAACGCCGCCCTTAAAAACCTTGTGGTTGAAATGCTGCCTGGAATCGTTTTGGAACGCTGCGTTGTTTTTGAATTTCTTGGACCATTTAAGCCGCGATCCTGTGGACCTTGATGATTGAGCATGGCCCTGGCAAGCCGCCGCGATTGGCTTTGCAAAGGCTCCAAGGCATCGACCGAATGGAGCGTTGCGAAGCATTAACGGGATTTGGCCGATCTGCCTGATAAGATCCTCGTTTATTTCGATTGCGGTGCTCATGGCAACACCGCCGAGCAAATGATGTCGATGTAGTTTCGCAAGCCGTCGACCATGTTTACCGCCGTGATTCCGTAGGTTTCGCCTTGGTAGACAATCCGCATTTGAACCGTGTAGCCCGATCGGTATCGGACTCGAAAAACTGCCCTTGTGCCTGCTTCAAGCTGTCGGCCTCGCATCGATTCGATTCCAGCCGTTGGCGTAAATTGGCAAGGCTCGTCGACAACGTAAGAGGACCAAGAAACGACAGGCTGGCCGCTTGCGTCTTGCGTCTCTGTCGTTTGTTGGATTGTGCATCGATGCCGCAAGGCCCCGGTACGCTGGTTCTTTGGCCTCATGGATAGCTATTCCTCATGTACCTAAGAACCAAAGCCTCGTAAGGCTTCATCGTTTGCATTGATTCGGCCATCAGCATATCCCGATTTTCGAAGTAATGAGCGACCAGCATCAGCATTGCGGCTTTAGCGATCGCTGGCACTTTTGAGCCGTCTTCGGAATAGCCGACTTTATAGGTTATGGTCCAGGCGTCCCACCTTGCCACCGTCCCGGGTAAGACTTGCAAATAAGCAAGCCTCACCGCGTCAACGTGTAGCTGGTACTGATTAGCCGGATAGGTTTGGAGCGTGTTGGCCCCATCGTAGTATTGAATTGAGGTAATCGAGTGAATCGGGCTTTTGGGTAGCTCAATCCCATCGGTCCATTGTGCAAGCCGGATCCTGTACGTAGCGAAACAAGTAGCCGAATCGGTATCGTGCTCCCACTGCTCTCTAGCTGCCTGAATCAAGCCTGCCAAGTGCGTATCGTGGGTCGTGTCACTTATGCCGATTTCTAGCTGCTTTTTCGCTTCGCTTAGTGTGATCGGGTCCGCTGTCGGCCCTGTCACTAGCTCCGGTATCAATCGCACTGGCGATTCCCCTTTCGATCAACAACAACGCTACGCCGTCCTGCAGGTCTTCCAGCCTATGACCGACTGGAAAACCTTGCCAAATCTTAAGTAGCTCAACTCGCATTAGACCACGATGCAAACATCGCCGTCTGCCATTCCGCTCGATGTGATCGGAGGGAACTTGGCTCGGCTCAAGATCGCAACCGCTGCAGAAAAACCGCCCGTCGATCCATCGCCAAAAGTTGCAACCAATTTCAAGAACGGATCGAGCCCGCGAAGGTCAATATGGAAAACGCAAGTTTGGCCGTCGTCGGTCGCACTTGGCAAGGCAAGCGTAGCACCTCCGAGGCCAGTTCCGCCCGCGAAGGTAGCCCCGGTAATGTCAGCATAGCTGCCGCCGCTCGTTGCCGAGTTTTGGACCTTCAATGCCGTCAGTGCGATGTCAGTAGCCCCTAGCTGGACTACAAACGTAACGAAGTCAAAGCCTCGACAGTCAACAACGTCAGCCGTAGCCGTCGCGTTATCCGTAATCGCCGTCGGCTTAACCGCCGAGACAAATTTGCAGTGTTGTAGGTCGTTCAAAATGTCACCTATGTCTTTCTTTGTTGGTTGTGAATTAGGCTGCTGCTTGAACCGTCAAGATTGGTCCGGCTTCGCTAGCCGTTCCGCGTTCGTGGCAATTCCAATCCCATCGCATCGTCGATCGGTATGCGATTTGGTCGAGTTCAAAGTACCGCGAAGCGTCCGCAGCAATCGACAGCCGACGACGCATCCCGAGAGTAGCCGACATACCCAAATCGCCGAAGTGTGCAAACTTCGAGGATCCAGTGATCGTCTTTGGCATCACGTTGACGAAAACAACCGGGTAGCCTAGGAACTGAACAACCGGACCATTGCCAAGATCGTCTTTGTTGTTGCCGCCGGAGGCCAATTGGAGCCGCCCAAGGACGTTGCTCCAAATCGCCTTGTGGCAAAACCAGACCGGATTGATGCCAGGGAAATCAGGAAGCTTTCCGACTGCCTCTTGGAATACCGCAATGGTCTGGGTTGCCATCGTGTTTCCGACGCTGGCCGTCACAACGGATCCAGCATTGAGCACGTTCGCTAGCCCCTGAACCCCGTGATTCGTCGCTTCGCCGTTGCCAAGGAATCCAGCCGTATCGGCCTTGAGTGCTTGAGCCCGAGCGATCGACGTAGCGAGCATTTCAGCGATCGAAATAACCGCATCGTCGTTAAGTTCGCTTGGAACTCGGGTAAGCGTTCCGAACTTGCGAGCGACCAAGTTGACCGGGCTGAACGTCGCATCGCTGGCCGTAATTTCGTCCGATTCGCCGACAGCATACGCCGTAACGTCGGAGAGTTGACGCGGTACGCTCAGGGTGTCCGAGGCCATCGGGTAAAGCCTGGAGTATCGCGGAATCACGCCGTAGGACTCGAACAACGCGATAACGGCGTTCTCGAATTCAGGTGGAACTAGCGTACCGCCTCGCAGGTCGTCGCTGCCGCTCATTACCGCTTGAACGCCGTGATCCTTGCACCATTGCTCGGCCTTCGCGTCTTTGTAGATCGTCGCAAGGATGTACTTGCCGCTTCGGTAGGCGTTCAATTCGGCGTCTTCGCCCTTGAACGCTACAAGAGGCTTGTGAGCCTTTGCCTGTGCTGGAATCTTGAACGGCTTGCTGCTTGGCTCGGAGTCGGATTGGGTCTCTCGGACCTGTCGAACCGAATTCGATACCGCGGATTCGATCCGAATCGCCCGTTCGCGTTGCGTTGCAAGAGCCGTGATTTGGCCAGGGTTCTTGTCGTCCCCGACGATGGAATCAATCTCGGTTTGCTCCTCGGTCGAAAGCTCCCGGTTGTCTTCCTTGGCGATTGCTTGAATCGCTCCAACTTTGGCCTGTAGAGCCTCGATCTCTTTTTGTAGCTGATTTGCACTCTTCACTGGACTGCCCTTTGTGGGATGTGTGGCAGTCGTTAAACCAAGATAGCGGCATGACTGCCACGGGAAAACAAACTGTTTTTACCGTGAGTCACTGCCGCTAATAAGTTGCAGAGTTGTCGACGCTTCTGGCCGACGCAATAAATCTAGGCTACTACCAGCCCTCTGTCAAGCGATCGGAAAAAACAACTTGCAAGGGTTTTTGAAAAATCATTCTCCGCCTAACGCAAAAATTGCCCGATGAGTGCAAAATCGGAACTCCTTTTTGATTGGTTCGGTACTGAGTAACCTCGCCGGTCTCCGTGTTGCACTCGACGTTCGGCCCCTCGATCCTGTTGCCGTACCCATCGAGGATGTAATCGACCGGCCTGCCCGCCTTGCTTGTGTTTTCCACTGTGTAGATCATTGCTTGGTCCTTGCAAACTGAGCCATTTTAGCACGCACCAAAAGAGACGCTGCCGAGTCGAAAGCGTTCTTCGGCTTCTTGTACTTCTTGCCGTTCTCGACGCGTCCTGTGGCAAGGCCCCAGTTGATAGCCTCATCGACAACAAACCAAGTTTCATCGGCCATCATCGTCTCAATCAACGATGCCTCTGTTCCGTTCATATGCTGCCGGTAAATATCGACCAGCGACGCGTCATAGCTTTTCAACGCCGAAATCACCTTGCCTAGTTCGTCTTGGTTGCCCATCGCGAAGGCCATCGCTCGATGGATCATAATCCGCGATCCATCGGCCATTAGGCGATTCTTGCCGGCCAAGAAAATCACGCTAGCCGCCGACGCTGCTAGGCTATCGTTGATGGTTGTGACCTCCCCGCCGTGCGATCGAAGTGCGTTGTAGATCCCGATCCCCTCATCGGCCGCGCCTCCCGGGCTGTTGATCCGGATCGTCACCGGACTGGATCCGAAAGAACGCAAAGCATCAACGACGCCCTTTTGAGTGATCGGAAATTCATCCCATCCATCGCCAACAATACCGCTTAAAAGGATCTCGTTGGTTTCTGCTTTGACTTCGATCATTATTTTGCGCCTTTCAGTTCAAATAGCCTGTTTTCCCACGTTTTAACCTCGTTTTCGACGGCTTTCTGTAGCGATTCGCCGCCGTATTGAGCCGCCAAAGCCGCTAAAATCTGC